ATTTCTATCAGCCATTGCTAATAATAGATTGGTCATGGCCGCAGGATCATCAAGATACATAAAGTCAAATTCTACTTGAGCAGGAAATCTAAAACCCATTGTCTCTTGAATAATTTTAATCTGATGATTCCAAAAAGATAATACTATATTCCGAACATAGTTTAATCTCTCGGTTAAAGTTTTTAAAGAAATAAAGTTATTAGTTGTGCCGCTAGCTCCAAATGTGCCGGTTAGAGTCGGAGGAATGCCCAAACAAGCATAGATAGCCATAAGGGTAGGACGATACTTTTCCTCACCTAAAAACCTTTGTACATCAGTGCCAGTTTCAAGTAACTCAATATCTGGACCCCAAACAATATCCGTTGTTCCACCACCTACATTTGATCCTAAAATGGACTGTAAAGCAGAAGCAGCAGCGGGAGTTGGTGCTAGCTTGTGATCTAAACTACCAAGCTTGAAAATTCTTATTTTAGATATAGCTCCATCCAAGGCTGTTTTATCTGCAAGTTTAAGTCGTTCATATAGAATGAGATCGTTAAAACATGCATAAGTCATGGGATCAGCCCATTCTTGCCAATCGTCTTTTTTGTAAAAATAAACAAATGTTTTATCGGGAGGGAGTAAGACACCCTGTTTATTTTCCGCTGCCTCTAAAATTTCTTTAGGAATTTGAGATAATAGTTCTCTTTCTCGAGCATTAGTAGAATTACGCAACTTTCTAATCATATTAGCAATATTAGATGGTAACTTTATCATATATTTACGATCCCCAACAAGCGAAGCAAGAGCGCCTCCAACAACTTCTACTGTTAGGGGATCAATAAAAGAATACTGCCAAGGAATCTCGCCTTTAGAAAAGCTAGAAAGCTTAATGTCTGCATTCATATCAGGAGAGGCAACTGATCGTTGCATTTCTAACCTTTTTTGCTTATTAATTTTAGCAGTATGCATTCTTATAGGTACATTTGCCTCTCGAAACAAAAGGTTGCATAGCCGTTCAGAAGTTTCCTTCCCCTTTACACGACTAAACCAATCGTTATAGAACCTTTCTACACGCTTATTTTGATGAACTAAGCGTACACCTTGGCAAGCAAAATCCCCCATAAGATCAATAGAATTTCGAATCAACCCTATCCTTCTATACGCTGTCCTTGCAAAAGCTATAATATCCTTATGTTTTTCAGGAATAGCTTGGTCCGGTCTGAAATAATCATAATCAGAACCTCTTAAGCCGGGTCTTCCACTGAGATGAGTAGTTAAATCCGAGAAATTCCTAGTTCGAGAACCTTGAGATGCGGTAGCAGCTTCTTGAATAGCATTGGTATAGACCTTCAAAGAAGCATTACGTTCAGCCTTCGTACCATCCCAACTCACATAAGCTGGACCATCTGGAGGGAAGTTTACTTTTGCATTTGGAGAAGATTTTTTTGTCACTTTGTTATCCTATAGAAGTAATAGTAATTGAATTAGAATCAATACCTATTGTAGATTACACCAACTGTTTTAATTTCTCTTAATTGCAAAGCAAGTATTGTGATTCATGTTTGCCGCCCACTCTTGACCCACATACATCTTGTTTGAAGGGCTTGTTTGAAACGTGCCCGGTTTAATGACAGTTCCAATATTGCTGTATGCAGGAGCAGGTATTTCTCTTTGTAATTGTCTAGCTATCATATTGGCAATAACTAATGCGCTATAACGATCTTTACGCATACGCCCCTTTTTGCCAATATTAGTTTTAATTTCTGGTGTATCAAATCGCTCTCGACCACCAGCAGTTACAGAAACTACAACTGTCACTAGCTCGTCTTTCAGCTCTTCAACTTCCATAACTGCATCTTCTAAAGTATCATATAACCGTAAAGCATTAGATTCTCCTACTTTATCTTTTAATTGTTTGAAAGATATCTTGTCTTTTTCACTCATCAAACTAAGACTTAAGGTATCAAATCTTGGCAATAGCAATACCTTATCTTCCATATCTTTTCTAAGCCCATGATTGGCTTGAGATGTCCATTCTGCTTTAGCAAAATTAATTAATTCAACAATATGATCTCCCGCAATCCTATCTGTATCTTTTTCTTTTTTATCTTCAATAATAGGAAGTATGGGACGTTCACCAGAGAAAAGCTTATCACTATCTCGCAAGCCTTCAGCGATAGCATAACCACCACCCTGTGAATCTATACCTATACGAACGCAAGGAAATACTTTATATAATTCTCTAATTTTTCTACAACAAAAACTGTAATAATCATTTTCTTCTGTTAGTCCAATACGTTTACGACTCTGAAAGTCCTTTTTATTGGTGGTCCACGTATATACAACCCTATGATGCTCTGGATGTATTTCAATAATAATCAAAGCAAAATTATCTTGCTCAGATGCAGGATCAATACCAAACACATACTTCAAGTCTGGATTACCTCTGGTCATAGGATCGAAAGGGTTAACGCACCAATTACACCATCCCGCAGTAGAACAATTTCTATCATGAGCTACGCAACCTTCAATTAAACTTCTTTTAAAAAAGCCTTGACTATCAGAAGTAAAACATGCTCCATATTCCATTTGATATATACCATTATGCATGGTTGCTCTAGAACGTGCCACCTGTTGATCATCCATAAATCCTTCGGGAATCAGCTCATAAGGGATACGCACAATTGAAAATGATTTCCAATCTAAACGCTTCATATATTCAGGAACTTCATCTGATACGTCATCTCCAGCTTCTTCTGCTGCTTTTTGAAAATCACCTTTGGTCTGAATAGTCGATTTATATTTCTTCCAATAAGAAGCAAAGTGTTCAAAGCCATAACCACAAGTTCCAGCAATAATAGACTGATTGGTTTGGCGATCTTTATAATCAACTTCCATAGTCTCATCCCATTTGCCAGAATCCTGCAATAACTTTCTTCTAGCTGCTTGCTTAACATTGTCGGTAGGATTTGCAGAAACCGCCGCAAAACCAGCAACAACAGTCTCATAGATCTCTACAGGAATACTATTAAATTCGTCAGCAATAATAGTATGAGCACGCAAACCTCTTATCTTACTTCCATCTCCTAAAGGAACTGCCATAGCCCAGCTATCATTAATGCGCATAGTACATCTATCTACATCACGACGTGGACCGCTATTATCGGAACATACACTACGTAAAATAGGAGCATTACGCCATATAGTATCCATATATTCAAAAATAACTTTACTTTGTCTAAAGGCCGCACCTACGATAACAATCTTAGTATCAGGAATGAGAATGCATTTTAAAATACCATATACCGCTAAGAGATAGGATTTACCAAATCCACGAGACGCAATATACATTGGAAAAGCGCGATTCCAAAGCTCTTGCAAAATCGCTACTTGTTCTGGTAAGAGTTCTACATTTAATAACTTTTTTACAGTCCATTGAAAATATTTAGGTTTTTGCATTAAACCCAAAATATGTAGATGTAAATTATCCTTTTGTTTTTGTGTTAAATCAATAAGAGGATTTTTGATACTATTAAGATCAGATTGAGCTATATTAAGCCAAGCATGTTCTGCATGTTCTACGTTATAAGTCATGAATATGCCTCATTATTCTAAAGGCCATCTCTTCTGCACGTTTGCTATCTCCACATGCTATTACGTGAATACCATGTTCTATCTGAGCACTTGTAAGCACTCGCATTATATATTTGCCCTTAATGCGTAATTCTTTCCATTTCGCTTTAGGAACGCTAGATCCAACTGGATATTGTTCTATTTGATGCCACCCAAACTCCAATAGAAGAAAGGGGTGGGGAAATGAGGACATTGCTTTTAGTTCTCGCAAAAATCGTTTTTCCCCACAGTTTCCAGCAAGTTCGGAAACTGATTCCTTTCTTTCTATACACAATATGTGCTCTTTATCTTTTATGCTATAGTCGCCAATATCAAGCTTAGTAGTTTCTGTACCTATGCAATAAGCATTTTCATCATACCACCATCCATGTCCTTGTTTTTCTCTTGTGTCTCTAACAACGGTAAACCTACTCATTCACGAGCACCCCACTCTAAAAGCTTTAAGAAAAATATTTCATAATTTTCTTCATGCCCCTTAATTTTGCGATGACAAGACTTACAAAGAGTAATGCCGTTATTAATAGAATAATGAAGAGCCGGATGGCTCTCCCATCTTTTTATAT